AAATATAACGCAATTTAAGCATAAAGAATTAAATCTTAAATATTGGATTGCAACTGAAAAAACTTCAACATACGGAGCGTAATGAAATGTCAGATAACTTAACTCAATTAAAAGAACTTGCAAATAAAGCAAGTAGAAGCACTGTTGCAGTAATCGATGCTGTAACACAACGAGGTGGATTTAAAGGCGAAGAGCTTTCTACTATCGGTGGTTTAAGAGACCAATGTATTCAAATTATTCAAATTAGCGAAGCACTACAACAAGAAGATGCTATGAAAGACGAGAGTACTAAACCAGAAGAAAAGAAATAATGTCAACTGAATTCTTATGGGTTGAGAAATATAGACCTAAAACTATTTCAGATGTCATTTTGCCTAAATCTTTAAAACAAACCTTTCAAAAAATAGTTGATAGTGGTGAACTTCCTAATATGTTATTCACTGGAACTGCAGGTTTAGGTAAAACCACAGTAGCTCGAGCTCTATGTAATGAGCTCGGCTGCGATTTCATTTTAGTCAATGGTTCCGAGGAAGGCAACATTGATACATTAAGAACTAAAATAAAACAATTTGCGTCATCTGTTTCTTTACAAGGTGGGTATAAAGTAGTAATACTCGATGAGGCAGATTATTTAAATCCACAATCTACTCAACCAGCTTTACGTGGATTTATCGAAGAGTTTTCAAATAACTGTAGATTTATTCTTACATGTAACTTTAAGAATCGTATTATTGAACCACTACATTCAAGATGTGGTGTTTACGAATTTAATACGAGTAAAAAAGGAATGATTGAACTATGCCAATCATTTATGGAAAGATGTAAAATAATACTAGATGATGAAAAAATTGAGTATAATGAAAAACCATTAGCTGAATTAATCATGAAATTTGCACCTGATTGGCGTAGAGTATTAAATGAATTACAACGATATTCTATAAACGGTGCAATTGATTCTGGTGTTGTAAATAATCTTCAAGATAAAAATTATGATGATCTTTTTATTCATTTGAAAAATAAAGACTTTAAGAAGATGCGTTCTTGGGTTGTTAATAATATAGATACTGATGCAAGCGCAATTTTTAGAGCCCTTTATGATCGTATGGTGGATAAAGTTGCTGCCCAATCAATACCGCAACTAGTTTTATTACTAGCTGATTATCAATATAAAAATGCATTTGTTGCAGACCACGAACTTAATGTGGTTGCATGTTTAACGGAGGTAATGTCTGATGTACAATTCAATTAGGTTAACACTATATACGCAGAATAATTGTGCCTATTGTGATATTATGAAAAATAAACTCAACAAATGGGGATTTAATTTTCATGAAATAAATATAAGTAATGATATGTTTGCTAAATCTTTTATGAAAGAAAAACAATTAAAAACTGTTCCACAACTATTTTATCATAAAGAACACTTAAATAAAAATATATCTACTCGTGAATTAACTGAAAAAATGTTACATGATAATTTAGATTACGAAAATTATATTGGTGGAGTAGAACATTGGGGTCAAAGCGCAGCGTCGCAATAGTTCATGTGTATATCGTACTTGCTAAACTATACACAAAGTTTATTTAATGGATATTGCAATTAATGTGATTTTAGGTATTGGACTGTTTGTTCTTTTATCAATCGTTTTATTCTTTATATGGGACTACCACAAAGAACAACAATGGCGTAAGAGAAATCCTGATGAATGGATAAGACTAGAAGGCATTAAACGAGGATTTTATAAGAAAAACAAATGGGATCAAGAATGAAATTAATATATGGAATGCTAGTATTTTGGTTAATAACAATAGGTATCGGTATAGTTGCTCTAGCTGGTGAATGGAACGAAAAGCCTGTTATGTGCGAACAAAAAGAACTAGCATTAGATGCAATACGTGCAAAAGGTGAGATACCAATGATAACCGGTGTACAGAGTGCAAAGGTTAGAGAAACACAAGGACTTGCAAGTTCTCCTGTGCATATACCTTTGCAGATATTTGTAAACTTGAAAACAAAAACATTCAGCATTGTAGAATTCCATCCAAGTATCAACAGTGTGTGCATTATAGGATATGGAGATGACTTTAAACAACTAGGAGACAAGTCATGATAGGAGATAAAGGTTATGAAGAAGGTTATATAGATTATATGTATATACCAAGAAGGTCTACGCAGAGGTTTTTATAAAGAACCTAAAAAATTATCAGAAAGAATATTATGAATCCATTTGAATTTGTTAATGCAATTAACTACACTAAAAAAAATATTATGATCGATGACATAACTGAAAAGGCATATGCAAGTTATATGGTCAATCGATCTTTATCATACTTTCCAGACACTATCTTAGCTGCTAATGAGATGAATAGATGTCATCATATAGACAATCGTTTACAATTTGATTTTTTTATAAATATAATCAGAAAACGTAAAAGGTTTTCTAAATGGTTTAAACCAGAAGTAATAAGTGATTTGGAAGTAATTAAAGAATATTATGGCTATAGCAATGAAAAAGCCCGTCAAATTTTATCCTTACTGTCCACTGATCAAATTAATCAATTGAAAACAAAGGTGGCCAAAGGTGGAAGAAAATAAAATAGTAGAATGGGCTCCTAACGATATGTTAGAAGTAACCTTAAACGAGCCAGATGATTTCTTAAAGATAAGAGAAACACTAACAAGAATTGGTGTAGCATCTAGAAAAGATAATAAACTTTATCAATCTTGTCACATATTACATAAACAAGGAAGATATTTCATCGTGCATTTTAAAGAGCTCTTTTTGCTTGATGGAAAAAAATCAAATTTAGAAGAAAACGATGTAGGTCGTAGAAATACGATTGCTACATTAATGAGTGATTGGGGCCTGTTGTCAGTTGATAATAAAGAGCAACTACAACCAATAGCTCCTCTTAGACAAATTAAAATTATATCATTCAAGGACAAAGACCAATGGGAACTTTGTCCAAAGTATAATATCGGTAATAGTTCAAAATAAACTAAAAGATATTATATATAACTATAAGGATGCCAGTTATCTGGGTTCTTACAATTAACCTTGCTAGTCAATAGGAGGCAAATATGACTAAGACATTAATATATCCTAGGAATGCGTTCTTAGGTTTCGACCACATTTTCGATCAGTTGGAAAATATCCATCTTCACTCGAAAGATACTTACCCACCTTATAATGTAGTTAAACACGATAATATGCGATATGAAATTGAAATGGCAGTTGCTGGTTTCAAAAAAGAATATGTCGATATTGAAGTGAAAGACCACGTTATGACAATTACTGGTGATAGACCTAAGCGCAGAGAACCTGAAGCTTATGTCCATAAAGGTATTAGTGCTCGAAAGTTTCAAAGGTCATTTAGACTGTCCGAATATACGGAAGTAGACGGTGCTGACATAATGGATGGAATTCTTACTGTTAAATTAAAGGTAGTTCTACCAGAAGAGAAGCGACCTCGTAAAATTTCAATTAATTAACGAGGAAAATAAAATGACAACTTTAACTACAACATATAACATCACATGTCAAATATGTGAATACGTTACAAAAGCATTGAAAACTACACTTAGATCTATCATAGTAGGTAGACAAATGGCAGCAAATGTGCATGTAGCAAGAGAACTACAACAGCTCGGATTTTACGGAAGAGATAAAGATTTAAAGCATATTATTATGCAATTAAATGACAAAACTTCAGAAGAATACGAAAAAAAATCTTAATGTAGTTTAACTATATAAATTAGGCGGGCAAAGTGCTCGCCTTTTTTATTATAAATAGTATTTTATAAGGAGATATAGCATGAATATAGATGTACTAAGAAAAGAACTTGAAGTGGATGAAGGAGTTAAATATGAAATTTACAATGATCACTTGGGTTATGCTACTTTTGGGATTGGGCATTTGGTTAATGGTATGGATCCAGAGCATGGACAAGAGATTGGAACAGTTGTCTCAAACGATAGAGTTGCAGAAGCGTTTAATCACGACGTTGAAACAGTCATCTCCGACTGCGAGCGATTATATCCCGAATTTAATGAACTCCCAGAAGAAGTCCAATTAATTATTGCTAACATGATGTTTAATATGGGTCGACCGCGATTATCTAAATTTAAAGGTATGAAAGCCGGTGTTGATTCTCAAGATTGGAATAAAGCTGCAGACGAAATGATAGACTCTGCATGGTATAGGCAGGTTCCACAACGAGCTGGAAGACTTGTTAAAAGAATGAAAGCAGTTCACAATGACTAATGATTTAGATTTCGATTTTGGATTTACTGCAGTCAATGAAAATGAACTTGAGACTGTTAAAAAAACTATTACTTCTGCAAATGATGCAGAACATTTAGCTACAACAACTCAAGAACGATTAGATAAATTATATAATGCAGTTATCCCATTGCTTACTAATCTAAAGAAAAATCCTGAAAAAGATTATATTCTTTGGCCTAATAGATTAGATAAAGTAGAAGAGTTTGAAGATCATATACAAAAAATTTACGCAGGATAAAAATAATCCTTTACTTTTTAATAAAACTGTGGTATAATAACTATAATGATAAATTTTAAAACATATTTAGAAGAAGCTGCTGGAAAAGGTTTAA